CGGTTGCTGGCGGATTCGCGCTGGAGCTCGAAGCCGATCTCCAGCTCGACACCGCCCGCCCCGTCACCTTCCAAATCGCACTCGGCCGCGTCGCCGCCTGACCATGACCATCGACCTCTCCCGTCTGCCGGCCCCCAACGTCGTCGAGTCGCTCGACTTCGAAGCCATCTTCGCCGCCATGCTCGCCGAACTGCAGACGCGCGATCCCGGCTTTGCCGCTCTGGTGGAATCCGAGCCCGCCTACAAGATCCTGCAAGTTTGCGCCTATCGGGAGCTGCTGCTGCGGCAGAGGGTCAACGAGGCCGCGCGCGCTGTGATGCTCGCCTACGCAACCGGCCCCGACCTCGACCAGATCGGCGGCAATTACGGTGTGCCGCGCCTGCTGATCGCCGCCGGCAATCCGGACGCCATCCCGCCCACCCCCGATACATTCGAGGCCGACGGCGACTTCCGCTACCGCATTCAGCTGAGCATGGCCGCCTACAGCGTGGCCGGGCCGCAGGATGCCTACCTGTTCCATGCCCTGTCGGCAGATGGTCGCGTGCGCCACGTCACGGCCCAGAGCCCCTCCCCTGGCAACGTCGTCGTCTCGGTGCTGGCTCGTGATGGCGACGGCACGCCGTCGGCCGAGGTGCTCCAGGCCGTCGAGGACCGCCTGACCGACAAGACCGTCCGCCCGCTGACCGACGCCGTCACCGTGCGCGCGGCGACCATCGTGCCGTTTGATGTCACCGCCACGCTCTTCTTCTACTCCGGCCCCGACCCCGCAATCGTGCTCGCCGCAGCCCAGGCTGCCCTCGATGCCTACCTGGCAGCGGTGAAGAAGATCGGCCACGACATCACCCGCTCCGGCCTCTTCGCCGCACTGCATCAACCTGGGGTGCAGCGCGTGCATCTCACCAGCCCCGCTGCCGACATCACGATCGACGCGCTGAGTGCCGGCCACTGCGTTGCGATCACCCTGACCGACGGCGGCACCGATGAATAAGCCCAGCCTGCTGCCGCCTGCCGCCGGAGCGTTCGAGCGCCACGCCGAACAAGCCACCGCCCGGCTGGAAGATGTCCCGCCCAACGTGCGCAAGGTCTGGAATCCAGACACCTGCCCGGCGGCCATGCTTCCCTGGCTGGCCTGGGCCTTCGGCGTCGAGGACTGGAAGGACTACTGGCCCGAAGCCACCAAGCGCGCGGTGATCCGCAACAGCATTCCGCTGCGGCGACATCGCGGGACCCGCGCTGCGGTCGAACATGTGGTGCGCAGCTTCGGATCCAACCTGCTGCTGCAAGAGTGGTGGGAGACCACCCCGCCAGGCACGCCGCACACCTTCGCGGTCATCATCAACTACGGGGCGGCACAGCCTGCGATCACCGCCGAATATCAGCAGGACATCGCGCGTCAGCTTGACCGCGCCAAGCCGCTGCGCAGCCACTACGCGCTGAGTGTCGGCCTCAAGGCTGCCGCCCAGATCAACGTCATCGGCTATCTGCGCGCCGGCACCTACAGCCGGCTGCAGCTCGCCGGCTAGCGGGAGACCTCAATGACCACCCTTGCTCTCACCATCACCACCGCCGGGCTGGCTGCCGCGGTCAATGCCGCCAACACCGGCCTAGGCCCCATCGTCATCAGCCAGATCGCGCTGGGCAGCGGCACCTACACCGCCGCCGCCTCGCAAACCGCGCTTGCGTCCGAGATCAAACGGGTATCGACGTTCGGCGCCGACGTGGTCGCCGAAAACGTGCTCCACGTCACCCTGACCGACACCAGCGCCGACACTTACGTCCTGGGCGAGGTCGGGCTCTACACCGACACCGGCGTTTTGTTCGCGGTCTACAGTCAATCGTCACCGATTTTGGAAAAGGGGGCACAGCAGCTCGTGCTGTTGTCGGCCGACATCGTGCTGACCTCGGTGCCGCCGGGTAGCGTCACGATCGGGGGGACCGAGTTCATGAATCCTCCCGCCACCACCGAAGTCCAAGGCGTGGTGGAACTGGCCACTGCCGCAGAGACGGCCGCCGGCACCGATGCCGCGCGTGCCGTTACCCCTGCGGGGCTGGCCTCGCGCACTGCGACTGAGGAGCGTCGCGGCCTGGTCGAGCTGGCAACAGCCACAGAAGTTCAGAGCGGCATCGACATCGAGCGCGCCGTGACGCCTGCTGGGCTTTCTGCGCGGACCGCCACAACGGATCGTCGCGGGATCGTCGAACTGGCCACCGCTGCAGAAGCTGCAGCAATGACCGACAGCCAGCGCGCCATCACCGCAGCAGCGCTTGAAGCTGCGCTGGGCGAGATGTTTGCCGGCTCGATTGCATATTTTGCGGCACCTACACCGCCGACGGGGTGGCTGAAAGCCGACGGCTCGGCGGTGTCCAGAACAACGTACTCGAGGCTGTTTGCCCGGCTCGGTTCGCCCAACACCGGTGACGGCGCTACTACGTTCACGCTGCCCGATCTGCGCGGTGAATTTGTACGCGGCCTGGACGATGGGCGGGGAGTGGATGCAGGGCGCGCACTCGGCAGCGCGCAAGCCGACGAGCTGAAGTCGCACTCCCACCCGATCCGTGTCGGGTCCTCCGACGGCTCCGCGCCGTATTACAACAACGGCCTGCAGTCGATCAATAACGGCTCATACCGCAGCCCGCCTGCAGAGCCTTTCTCGCAGGCGACCGGCGGCACCGAGACCCGCCCGCGCAACATCGCGCTGTTGGCCTGCATCAAGACCTGACCGAGGAGATCCCCCCGATGAGCACAGCCCAGGCAGCGGCAGAAACTGCCGCGGCGGCCACTGCGGCCAAGGCGTCCCAGGTCGCCGCGTATGGCGGATCCGCCTCCGCCGTTTACTTCGGCTTGACCGCCAATGAGTTCGCAGCGCTGGGAGGCCTGATCGTCGGGGCGCTCGGCATGATCGCAAACGTCATCATCTCTGCTTTCTTCAAGTGGAAACACTTGAAACTGGCGCAACGCAGGCTGACGGACCAGGAGAAACACAATGGACTTTGAGCGCGCATTCGAACTTCTGCTTGGGCAGGAAGGGGAGTACAGCACCGACGTCGCCGACCGCGGCAACTGGACATCGGGCGTGATCGGACTGGGCAAGCTCAAGGGAACGAAATGGGGGATTTCCGCCGCGGCATACCCCAACCTCGACATCGAGGCCTTGACCAAGGTCGAGGCTAAGGACATCTATCGGCGGGACTACTGGCAAGCGATCAAGGCTGACGAACTGCCCCCGGGACTCAGGTTCCACGTGTTCGATGCGGCGGTGAATTCCGGGGTGAAGCAGGCGGTGATCTGGCTGCAACGCTCGGTAGGGGCGGCGGTTGATACGCGCCTGGGCCCGGACACCCTTGCCCGTGCGCAACGGGAAAATCCGGCGCTTGCTGCCATGCGGTACAGCGCGGAGCGGTTGCTTTTCATGACCAGCGCAGCCGGGTGGCCGACGCAGGGCAAGGGCTGGGCACGCCGTATCGCTCACAACCTGAAGCTGGGGGTGCAGTGATGGACTGGTCAGATCTGGGCGGCAAGATCGCAGCCATGGCGCCGGTGCTCGGCACATTGCTCGGCGGGCCGGCAGGATCGGCGGTAGGTGTGATGCTGGCCTCCGCATTCGGCAGCGATGCCACGCCATCCGCTGTCTCTCAGGCTATCGCCTTGCATCCCGAGGCAGCGACTGCACTGCGCAAGATCGAATCCGACGAGCGTTTGGGGCTTCAGCAGCTGCTGACGCAACACGCGGCCAATGAGCTTGCCGCCGACACCGCGCGCCTGGCAGCGGTCAATGCAACGATGCAGACCGAGGCCCAGTCAGAGCGCTGGCCGTCGTATAGCTGGCGGCCCTTCATAGGTTTCAATTTCGGCTCGTACGTCCTCTCACTGTGGCTGCTGCCGCTGTTCGGCAAGACGCCGGTCACGATGTCGTCTGACCTCGTGCTGGCGGTCGGGGCCATATTGGGGGTGGCCAGCTGGTGGCGCGGCCGCAAGCAGATTGGTGGCGAAAAGTGAAGACGGGTGCGCATCCGTTGTAACCGCCCCCTTGCAGAACACGTCCCGCCCATACCCCCGCGCGCGCGCGGCATTCTGCATGGGTCATTTCCCTTGGTCGCAGACCCTGCCCCCACCCAACCCCGGAGACGTGCCCTATGGCCACCGATTACCACCACGGCGTGCGCGTCGTCGAAGTCAGCGACGGCATCCGCCCCATCCGCACCATCGCCACCGCCGTGATCGGCATCGTCTGCACCGCGGAAGACGCCGACGCCACCGTGTTCCCGCTCAACACCCCGGTACTGGTCACCAACATCATGACCGCCATCGGCAAGGCCGGCGTCGGTGGCACGCTGGCCAGGACGTTGGATGCCATCGCCGACCACGGCGCCCCGATCGTCGTCGTGGTGCGCGTGGCCGAAGGGCTCGACGAGTTGGCCACCACCAGCAACGTGATCGGTACCGTCACCGCTGCGGGCCAATACACCGGGATGCAGGCCCTGCTCGCGGCGGAAGCCCGGGTCGGCGTGCGCCCGCGGAGCCTTGGCTGCCCCGGCCTCGACAGCCTGGACGTGGCCACCGCGCTGGCCACCGTCTGCCAGAAGCTGCGCGCCTTCGGCTACGTCAGCGCCTGGGACTGCGCCACCGTCAGCGAAGCCATCGCCTACCGCGAAAACTTCAGCCAGCGCGAGCTGATGCTGATCTGGCCCGACTTCCTGGCCTGGAACACCGCCGCCAGCTCGAGCGACACCGCCTGGGCCACCGCGCGCGCCCTCGGCCTGCGCGCCAAGCTCGACGAGGACATCGGCTGGCACAAGACCTTGTCCAACATCGGCGTCAATGGCGTCACCGGCATCACCAAGGACGTGTTTTTCGACCTGCAGAACCCGGCCACCGACGCCGGCCTGCTCAATGCCGCCGAGGTCACCACCCTGGTGCGCCGCGACGGCTTTCGCTTCTGGGGTTCGCGCACCTGTTCCGACGACCCCCTGTTCGCGTTCGAGAACTACACCCGCACTGCGCAGATCCTGGCCGACACCATTGCCGAGGCGCACATGTGGGCGGTCGACAAGCCCATGCACCCCAGCCTGGTGAAGGACATCATCGAAGGCATCAACGCCAAGTTCCGCGAGATGAAGGGCCTGGGCTACATCGTCGATGCCAACGCCTGGTACAACCCGGAGTTGAATGACCCCACGACGCTGAAGAGCGGCAAGCTCTACATCGACTTCGACTACACCCCCGTGCCGCCGCTGGAAAACCTGGTCTTCCAGCAGCGCATCACCGATCGCTACCTGATCGACTTCGCCGACCGCATCAACGCCTGATCGCCCGGACCATTCTGGTAAGCCCACCAGGATGGTCCGCCGCCTGCTCGCTCCTCGAGGACACGCAAAATGGCACTCCCCCGCAAGCTCAAGAACTTCAACCTACTGCTCGACGGCGAATCGTATGCCGGCGTGGCCAGCGAGGTTGTCCTGCCCAAGCTCACCCGCAAG